TATTTATTAAGAATAGAACTTTTAGAGTAAATAAAATAGATTACAAACCTCACGACTTAGCTACTGTCGAATTTATACTTATACCATAATGTCAAAAATACCTACAATACCATTCGCTCCAGGATTTGATATAAAGCCAAAAGCTATCACTAATATTGGTACAGTTACTTTTACAGATGGTATTAACGAAAATATAGTACCTAATCAAAGACAATGTGAGAAGTATGGTTATACTTATGACCCTGCTACTAGGACTTGCTATGCTTTTAAATATACTCCAGGGCTAACTTCTAGCTTTAATAAGACTGATAGTATAATAAAAGGAGACCAAAATATTTTAGGTAGTTCTACATCTTCAGTAGTTTTAGGTCAAGCAAACTCAATAAGAAACAGTACAAGAAATAATATAGTAACAGGAGAAGCTAATGTTATCGATAATGATATTATAAACTCGATAACTGTAGGAACTAGAGCTAATACAACAACTTCAGGTTCTATAACTTTAGGAGGCAATCAACTTTCAGATAATTTAGGAGAAAGACAAACTATTATATTGAGTTATGCAGGTACAACTACAAACTCATCTTGGCAAGCGTGTTCTATAAATAATGAATCAGGAGTAAAATTTGTACTACCTAATAATGCTATTATATACTACCACGCTGATACAATAGGGGTAAGAACTGGAGGAAGTTCAGGGAGTGGAAATCCTGGCGATTTTTTCTCGGCAGTAGAAAGGGGTGTTATGATTAATAAGAGTGGTACATCAAGCAATTCAAGAGAAAAAGATACTATAAAGACTTCAGGAACTGTAACAGGTTGGAGTGTAAGGTCTAGTAATGTAGATAATAGTTTGAGGTTTGAAGTAAAAGGAGCAACAAATATGACTCTACAATGGAATTTAAGTGTAACAATAACAATGATACAAACTAGCGTATCGTTATAAATAATAAATTATGGCAGGAAAAACGGAAACGGTAACGGTTAATGTAAAATCAAATATAGGAGAAACTACAAAAGATGCGAGTGAGTTAGCAGGAGAATTTAAAATAATGGGGGTTTCTTTGAATGGGGTTTCAGCAGGTTTTAAAGCAGTAGGAACATCAGCAAAAGCTTCATTTGCTACTATAAAAGCAGGTTTGATGAGTACAGGGATAGGAGCATTTATTATAGCGATAGGTTCTTTATTATCTTATTTTACGAATACAAAAAGAGGAGCAGATAAACTGAGTCAAGGAATGGCAGGATTATCAGCAGGTTTTGATGTGTTAATAGATAGAGTGTCAATGTTTGGAGAAGGATTGTCTATGATGTTTAATCCTATGACTATGAAGAAGGGAGCAAAGATGATGAAGGATGCTTTTAAAGATATTGGAACAGAAATTTCTGAAGATGTCAAAGCGATGACTGCTTTAGAAAAAAGGACTCAATCATTAAGAGATGCAGATATGGAGTTTATGGTTCAAAAAGCTGAAACTCGAAAAGAGATAGAGAAAGCTAGATTAATTGCCGAAGATGAAACAAAGTCAGCAGAAGAAAGACTTGATAATATCAAAAAAGCACTAGAACTAGAAGCACAAACTACCGAGAGAGAGTTAGAGTTAGCTAGAGAAAGAATGCAAATTCAATTAGAAGAAATGGCTGTAAGTGAAAATTCTGCTGCTGATGAAGAAAAGTTAGCTCAATTAAAAACAGAAATCATTGAGAAAGAAACAGCTTCTATTAAAATGAGAAGAAGAGTAGTTACTGAGGTTAATGCTTTAGAGAATGAAATCCGAGCAGAAGAAAAAGCTAGAGCAAAAGAGAAAGAAGACGAAGAAAAAGAAGAAGCTGATAGATTAGCGAAAAAGAAAGAAGAGGAACAATTAGCAAAAGAAGAAAGAGAGGAACAATTAGCAGGAGAAGCTGAAAAACTTAAAGAATTAAGAGACGAGAATTTCTTAGCTGAAATAGATGATATACAAAAAAGGGCAGAAGAACGATTAAGGCTTGAATATGAAGCTCAGTTAAAAGAAATAGAAGATTACGAAAACTTCTTAGACATTAAAAAAGAACTAGATGAAAAGTATGCTAGAGATAAGAAAGCTTTAAGTAAAAAAGAAGACTCTTGGTCTGAGATGTCAAGTAAACAAAGACTAAAAACTGCTTCGAGTACGGCAGGAAATTTAGCGACTATATTTGGTGAAGAATCAAAAGCAGGTAAAGCTTTTGCAATTACACAGGCTACAATCGATACTTTTGCTTCAGCAAACTCTGCTTATAAGTCTATGGCCGGAATACCTGTTGTAGGACCTACTTTGGGTGGAATAGCGGCGGCTGCGGCAGTTGCTGCAGGACTTAAAAATGTACAAGCTATCAAAAGTGGAGGTGGTGGAGGAGGAGGAGGAGGAAGTCCTCGAGGTTCAGCAGCACAAATGCCTGCACCTCAAATGATGTCAGGAGAATTTGACTTAACAGGAGGTATTGAGCCAGAACCTGTAAAAGCGTTTGTAGTAACTGACGAAATGAGTAATAGTCAGAATCAATTAGCTAACATTAGAAGAAGAGCTACAATTTAAAAATCAAATAAAAATTAATTAAATACATTATATAATATGCCTTGCGAAGAATGTAAAAACGGAAATGTAAAATGGGGAAAAACAGGAAGCTGTGAGTATGACTCAATTGCTGAATGTGAAGCAGCCAACAAAGACTATTACGAAGAAATCAAGCCAACAAAAATTGTTGAGCTTGTAATAGCAGATGATAATGAAGAACTTGCAATTGATGCAATTAGTTTAGTTGCTAGTCCTGCAATAGAACAAGATATGGTTTACTTTGGTAAAGAAAAGAATAATCTAACTTTAGCAAAAGTAGATGAAGATAAAAAAATGCTTGTTTCTCCCGCATTAATTCCTAATAAGCAAATTTTCAGATATGACCCAAATACTGATTCAGAATATTATGTCTATTTTAGTCCTGAAACGGTGCGTAAAGCGTCAGAACTTTATTTGAAACACAACAACCATCATAAAGCAACTTATGAGCATCAGGATAGAGTAAGCGGAGTTTTAACTGTTGAGTCTTGGATAAAAGAAGGAGACCAAGATAAATCTAAATTATATGGCTATGATTTACCAAATGGAACTTGGTTTGTAAAAATGAAAATTAACAATGAAGAATTATGGTCTAAGATTAAAGATGGAGAACTTCGTGGTTTAAGTATAGAAGGTTATTTTACTGATAAGATGGAAAAAATGTCAGAAAGAACTCCTACAAATGAAGAAATATTAAAAGCTCTTAACGAAATAATAAAGGAAAATCAAACAAAAATTAATTAATTACATTATATAAAAAAAGAACTTATGGATATCAAAGAACAAATATTAGTAGCTCTTGGCTTAAATAAAGCTGAGGAAGAAATTGCTTTAGCTTGGCAGTCAAAAGGCGAAGATGGTACAATTTATGTATCTACAGCCGAAGAATTAGAAGCAGGAGTCGATATTTCCGTTTTAACGGAAGATGGTACAACAATACTTTTACCAGTTGGCACTTATAAAACTGATACTGGAATTAGTTTCCGTGTGGAAGAAGAAGGGATAGTTTCTGAAGTTATAGAATCCGAAACGGAAGAAGAAATTGAAGCATCAGAAGAATTATCTGAAGAAGTTAAAGAAACTGAATTAGCTGAAGAAGATGAAGAAGATTATGATAAAGAAGATTATGATGAAGAAGCAGATGTAGCAGATTGGCGTGGAATGGAAAAGAGAATTGAAAATCTAGAAATTGCAGTAGCTAAATTAAAAGAATCTAAAATTGGTGGAGATGATGAAGTAGAAGAAATGTCAGAAGAAACTGAAGAAGCTTCTACAAATCCGAAATCAATAAAAACAACAGAAACAATTGAATTTTCAGTAGAAGAATTAAAAGCTGAAAACGAAAAACTAAAGGCAGAGTTATCAGCACAACCTGCTGAAGCTCCATTGAACACTAACAAATTTAGTGAAGATAGAAAACCTTTAAGCAAAAGAGAAATATCTAAATTTACAAAACAAGAAAGGTATTTATACGAATTATATAAATAAAAATATTAACAAATAAAAATAATTAAAAAATGGCATTATCAACAACAAGTAATTATGCAGGGAAAGCAGCAGGATTCTACATCTCGGCTGCACTTCGTCAAGCTAACTCTATAGAGTTTTTGACAATGATAGAAAATATCAAGTATAAGAGTAACATTCAAAAAATGGCAGGAGCAAGTATGGTTAAAGACGCTTCGTGTGACTTTTCTGAAGCAGGAACATTAACAATGACTGAAGCAGTTCTTACTCCAAAAAATTTACAAATCAATACAGACCTTTGTAAGTCTACATTACTAGACTCTTGGGAAGCAGCACAAATGAGAGCAGGAGCAGGCGCTCCACCTCCAGCATCTTTTGATGACTATGTAATTTCTTACTTAGGTGAGATTATTGCAAACGCAACAGAACAATCTATATGGACAGGTAACGACGCAACAGCAGGAGAGTTCACTGGTTTTGTAGGTGGTGGTGTTGGACATTTAGTATTAGACGGAACAGTTATTGATGTAGCTAAAACAGGTGCAACTTTTGACGCAGGTAATATTATAACAAACTTAACAGATACTGTTGCAGCAGTACCAACAGCAGTATATACTAAAGAAGACTTACATATATATATGTCTCCTAAGTCTTACAGATTATACATCGCGGCGATATCTACTTTAGGGTATGTAAACGCTTACTCTATGAATGGCGACTACGACGCAGTATTTGAAGGAATAAAATTAGCTGTTTGTAACGGAATGAAAGATAATGTATTAGTTGCAGCAGAAAGGTCAAATCTTTTCTTTGGAACTGATTTACTTTCAGACCAAACAAGAATCCAAATGTTAGATATGGCTAACTTAGATGGTTCAGATAATATGAGAGTTGTAGCAAGATATTCAGGAGGTACGCAAGTAGGTATTGGAGCTGATGTTGTCTTAACTTCGTAATAAATAATTAAATGAAAGCAGGGGTGTAAAAACCTCTGCTTCCTTAACCTTAAAAAAAATAAAATTATGGCGTGTACAGCACTTAGCAAGGGAAGGGGTCTTGATTGTAATAGAATATCAGGAGGTATTAAATTTGTTTATTTTTCAGTATTTGATGATTTCGCAAGAGCCGATTGGGCTTATGATTCAGCTAATCCTTTAGAAATTGATACAATAAACTTTCAAACATCTACGATATATAGATATACAATGCCTCTTGGTGTTGCAAGTCTTACAGATACAATTACAGGTTCCCGAGAAAATGGAACGATTTTTTATACTCCAACAGTAAATATTATATTAAACCGATTGACCAAAGAAGACCAAAATCAGATTAAGCTTTTAGCTGCGACAAAACTAAGAATTTTTGTTCAGCTTAATGCTACTCATACTGCTACAGGTAATGATGTAATAGTATGTATGGGAATGATAAACGGAATGGAATTAAATGCAGGAACTATGGACTCTGGCGCAGGATTCGGGGATAGGAACGGATATACTTTGACCTTTGACGGTTTAGAGCCTGAGCCTTTCGCTATGTTAGAAGATGTAGCAGCAGGAAATGCTCCTTTTTCTAATGCAGGAATTTCAGGACTTACAATAGATAGTAACTAAACAATACAATTTGTAGTCTTTATATAGCTTGATGAAGGTGGTATGGTTAGACCATATATAGATTCGTCTAGCGTTCATCATAAGAAAGGGTAGCTTCGGCTACTCTTTTTTTATATAAGCAAATAAATATAGAGTTTTTACATTATATAATATGATACAAGCTAAAACCAAGTCTCCAATACTTTCAAGTACAGATGGATATGTTGTAACCGAAGATAATAGAATTTATAACTATTATGCTTCTCCTGCTTCAGCTAGCTTAATAGGAAAACTTGTACCAACATCACAAATTAGACATTTGTTTAAGTTTACAAATGAAATGGATAAGTCAATTCAATATGCTTATAATAGAGACGGCTCAGCAGGAATTACTGATAGATATACAAGTATTAGCTTTTTATATGAAGCTACTTTAGATGCTAATAGTGTTTATCTTGGAGAAACAAGCTTTAAAATGGCAGGGAGTTATACTTATGAAGTCTATGAAGTAGCCTGGAATGGTACTGTAAGTGTTGCTGTAAATAAAGCTCCTATAACTGAAACTCAAGTCCTAGAACCTGCTGATGATGTCGGTGTAGTTATGGGGCTTTGTACTAAAGGAACAATGTATGTATCAGACAAAGATGGTACTGCACAAGTTCAATATACGCAACATCCTGAACCAAGTGGTACTAACTACATATATTACGGACAATAAAATAAATTATGAAAGACAATATTTTAAATATCAACTTAGAAACTGAAACAGCTCCAAATGTAAGAGAAGTAAGGGGAAGAGATTATGTTGAATACGGTACCGAAAACTGGTCTAATCTATATCCTCAGTTTTTGATTGACTTATACTACAATTCATCTACTCAAGCGGCTATTATTAATGCTACTGCAGAAATGGTAGCCGCTGAAAACTTAATAATAGAAGACCAAGAAGATAGAAATTTAGAAGCTAGAGTTAAACTGCAAAACTTTATGGATAGAGCTAATTCTAAAGAAAGTTTGCATGAAGTAATAAAAAAAGTTGCTTTTGACTTTAAACTACAAGGGGCTTTTGCTTTGAATATAGTGTGGTCTAAGGATAGGACTCAAATTAGCGAAATTTATCACATTGGCGTGGAAAAAATAAGAGCAGAAAAGCCTAATGAAATGGGAAGAGTTGAAGCATATTTTATATCTGCTGATTGGGCAAATACAAGAACAAATAAACCATATAGAGTACCTGCTTTTAATCCTAATGATAGAACATCTGCAAATCAGATTTTATATTCAGGTCTTTATTCCCCGAATATGAACTGTTACCATACTCCAGATTATACTGCTGCAAATAACTGGGCTCTCGTAGACCAAAAAGTTGCGGAATATCATCTTTCGAATATATCTAACGGATTTGCGGGAAGTTACTTCATTAGTTTCGCAAACGGGGTTCCAACAGCAGAAGAGAGAAGACAAATAGAGCAAAGTATTGCTGACAAATTCACGGGGGAAAAATCTGCGGGTCGGTTCGTACTCACATTTTCTGACGATAGAAATAGAACTCCTGAAATCGTTCCTATTAGTATGTCCGATGCCGATAAACAGTATTTGGCACTCCAAGAACTCCTTACGCAAAATATTTTGACTGGACATCGTGTTACTAGTCCTATGCTTATGGGGATAAAAAATGACACTGGTTTGGGGTCAAATGTAGATGAACTTAACGCTGCCGCAAATTTTTATCTCAATACCGTTGTTAAGCCTTATCAAGACCATATTATTAAAGAATTGAGAAAAATATTCAAAATAAATAATATGGATATGCCTGTGAACTTTGTTCAACTTAAACCTATTACTTTAGAATTTACAAGCGAAGATTTAAAAGCAGTTATGACACAAGCTGAAATAAGAGCAGAACTTGGACTTGAGCCTTTAGATATAGAAGTAAGAGAAGATTTTGCTAAAGTAGGAACAATGATTACAGATGGAGTAGAATTACCTTTATTTGAAACAAAAGAAGAAGCTGAAGCTGAAGCTGAAAAAATTGGTTGTAAAGGGCATCACGAACACAAACAAGATGGCAAGACTTACTACATGCCTTGCGAGAATCACGAGCAAATAACTAATCTTAATAAAGATTGTAATTGTAACCTTAGTGATGATAATTTTACAGAATTAAATAGCTTCATTAATGAATTTGGAGAAGACATTCCTGAAGATTGGGAATTATTAGATGAGGAGAATGTAAACGATGAACACGAAGATTTTAATTTTGAAGCAGAATTAAATAAATTAGTAGAGGGCAAATTAGAGTTAGCATCAACAGGAACAGCTAGACCTAATGCAAGAAGTACTCAGGATGGAGTGAATGATTCTTATAATGACTATTACAAAGTAAGATATGTTTATACTAAAGATACTGCTTTAAGTCAAAAAGGAGAAACTAGAGATTTTTGTAGATTAATGATGAATGCAAAAAAAGTTTATCGAAAAGAAGACCTCTTACAACTAACAAATAAGCCTGTCAATAAGGGTTGGGGTCCTAAAGGTAATAGCGCTACATACTCAATTTGGCTCTACAAAGGAGGTGGTAATTGCCATCACTATTTTAAAAGACAAGTTTACAAAACTTCTCTAAGGAATGCAAAAAATGATATTAATAATAATCAAATAATATCAGATGCTAAAGCAATAAGTGAAGGATTTACACTAAAGAGAAATAGTGCTTTAGTAGCAAAAGCACCTAAGACAATGAAAAATAACGGATTTTTAGAACCAAGATAATTATGGCATATGTATTATTTATATCAGAAGCAAAGCTAAAAGATTCTACAGCAATCAATCTCAATGTTGATATTGATTTGTTATTACCGTATGTAAGACAATCTCAAAAGCTTTATGTAGAAACTAAATTAGGAACAGATTTAACACAAAAATTGAAAGACCTTATTGTAGCAGGTACTTTAGGAAATGTAGGAAACGAAGCATATAAGTCTTTAGTAGATGATTATATTGGAGACATGTTGCCAAACTGGGCATTTTTTCACGCTATTCCATTCCTTCGTTTTAAAATTGAAAATGGCAATATCTATAGCAAAACATCAGAAACAGGAACATCTCTTACTACTGAAGAAGCACAACACCTTAGAGAAGAAGTTAGAAATACTGCTGAATATTATACCGAAAGAATGATAGAATATGTAAGAAATAATACTGCTAGCTTTCCTGAATTTTCAACCAATTCGGGAGCTGATGTACAGCCAGACCCTAATGCGTATTATAATGGCATGAATCTTGAAAGACCAAGACAGGGAACTGAATTAACTTTGCGTAATTTTTTAAATGCCTCTGATTATTCATAATGAAGAAATACTACAAACCGAAAACAATTAATATAACTAAACTAAAGACATACTTAAAAGATGCCATTCAAACAGATAACAAAAGAAGTGGGCGAAGTGTTAGGAGTGAACGGAGCAATCCTAAGCATAACAACCTTCACTAACTTAGAGATTTTTCTCAAGATAATTTTATTATTAGTATCAATAGTTTATACTGTAGATAAATGGTGGCATCATAAAAAAAATAGATAATGCCTAAAAAAAGAAAACTCAACTCAACCAATCCTAAATACTTAAAGGCTAATGAAAAAGCTCCTAAAATTCGTAGAGAGTTGGCTTGCGAAACTGCTAATGGAGTTAAAGTCTACAAAGTCTATTACATCTAATTTGGACTTAACTTATTTTAAACTTAGCGAATTTGATAGCCCTGACGAAGTTGGTTCAGGATATAGAATGGATACAGACTTTCTAAGAAGATTAGATACTGCTAGAGGTATTGCAGGCATTCCTTTTAAAATCAATTCAGGATATAGAACAGCAGCTCATAATACCTTAGTAGGAGGTAGAGTAGGTTCAAGTCATAAAAAAGGACTTGCAGTAGATATAGGTTATACAGGCAGTAGAGAAAGATATATAATACTAAAAGCATTAATGGAGGTAGGAGTTACTAGATTTGGAATCGCAAAGACTTTTATACATTGCGATGTTGATAATAATAAAGATGAAGATGTAATATGGCTATATTAAGCCACTAAATTTGAATATTAATTAAAAACAAAAACGATGAAACAATTTATTTTATTGAAACTTTTAAAGTCTAAAAAAGTATGGTTAGGTATATCATCTATTGTCATTCCTTTAATTGCAGGAGCAATTGGAGCTGATGAAGATGCAGTATCTAAAATATGGTATTCTTGCCTAGCGATGTTGTTAGGACAATCTGCTGCTGACTTTGGAAAAGAGTCAAAGTAATAGATTTAGATTAAAGCCTTATGAAATTGAGGTATTAAAAAAAATGAGGGAATCCGAGACCAGAAATGTTCTGGTTATCGGTGACCTTCATGAACCCTTTTGTCTTGATTCTTATTTGCAATTTTGCATAGACCAATATTACGAATATAAATGTACAGAAGTCGTCTTTATTGGCGATATAATCGATAACCATTATTCTAGTTACCACGAATCATCGGCAGATGGTATGGGTGGTTTAGCCGAATTGGAATTAGCAATTAAAAGAATATCAAGATGGAGAAACGCTTTTCCAATGGCTACTGTTATAATCGGAAACCATGACAGAATTATAATGCGTAAGGCACAAACATCATCAATCCCTTCTAAGTGGATAAAGTCATATAAAGAAGTCCTAGAAGTTCCTGATTGGAATTTTGTAGAAAGATATGAAATAGACGGAGTACAATACATTCATGGAGAAGGAGGTACTGCGAGAACAAAATGTCGTGCTGATATGATGAATACTGTTCAAGGCCATCTCCATACTCAATGCTATACAGAACACTATGTTGGTAAAACTTTTAGAGTATATGGTACTCAAGTCGGTTGCGGTATAAACCACAAATCATATGCTATGGCGTATGCTAAATATGGAAAACGACCAGCAGTTGGTTGTGCAGTTATCTTAAATAATGGTAAAACTCCATTAAATATATTGATGCCTTTATGAAGAAAGATACAACTTGGCACTTATTCGTAATGTATTTATTGATAATTATATTGATATTAGCCTTTAATATTTGATACTTTAGACTTGTTTTAAGCCACTTTCTCAATCTTTTAATACTATACCCCTAGATACGAACTATAGTCTTTTTGTCAACATTAAATATGTTAATAACTTTATTAATAATATTGTTAAAAAGTATGTGTATTGGTTCTTTTTTTGTAATTTTATACCATAATTAAAAACAAAAAGAAATGAAAACTAAAGTAACACACATAACAAGAGAAATAATATTTAAAAGTGCTAATAAAAAAAGACAAGCAAAAGTATTAGATTTTTGTATAGATAAATTTGTAAAAGAAACTAATTGTAAATTTGTAGATTTTTATTTAGTAGGGTTAAATAAAGTTCAATTACACGGAATAAAAAAATAATAATTACAAAGGTAGATATTAAGTTATCTACCTTTTTTTATAGCATAAATTCCTTTGCGATTAATATAGGTATATGAAAATGAAAACAACTTTTAAAATGAAAGAAGCAACAAACAAAGAAGAAGCTATTATATCTATATTAGATGTAATAGATGAAAACCCTTTATGGACAAACAAAATAACAGATTCACTATTTATTTTGGTAAAAACTATAGAGGAGGAACACAGAAGATTCCTTTTAGAAAAGTCAGTAGATGAACAAGTAATAGATTTATTTGTTGCAATTAAAAAAGAATACTATCACTATAAAGATTTTACACAATGGAATTACTAAGCGAATATTGGGTATTGAAACCCTCTTATCAATCAGTATCTGTATATGACCACGACTCTAACAGTAACTATGTAGATTATAAAAGGTCAGGAAGTACAGTTGTTGTTGTAGGAACTAAAGAGCAAATACTAGATAAATTTAGATATATGCTAATAAATCACGGTTGGCAATGTAGAGATAGTTATACTATTGATACTAGGTCTGAATGGGTTGATTTATATAACAAGAAAAAAGAATGTTTAATTTTAAATGCAAGATAATGAAAAAAGAAAAAGAAATAATAAAAAGAATGAATAATATAAATACATTCCAAGCTTACGAAAACGAAGTATGTCTAAGAGGAACAGATGAATATGGCAAAGACTTTACAGTTTGGTTTGACAGCTATGACTTTTTAAATTGGATAGACAAAGACCAATTAGATTATATTAAAGAACAATTAACTAAATACATACAAAAGAAATGAAATATTTAAGCGATTATATGGAAGCAAAACAAACTGCACTTTTTAATGAAACAGGAACATTCTTTGCTTTTTCAGATAAACAATTTAAGGAGCAATATACAGAAGGAATTAAATATGTAAGTTTAGGCTCAGGAATGATAACACCTAAAGAAAATGCAAATAAAGTAATTGAAACATTACATAAAATACATAAAAAAGCAATGAAAGAAGATTTAAAAGATAATGGAATACAAGGGGTAATACAAAGAGAGTTAGAAAATTATGAAGTTTATTACACTAATGATTTAGACCCTGTTACAGAAGCTTTAAAGGACTATCCTGAAATAACACAAAAAGATATTATAAAGGTTTATCAAAGAAAATGGAATGAAATAAAATAAATTTTGTATTTTTAACCTAATTATAAACTAAAAAATTAACAGAAATGAAAACAGAAATTTTAAAAGAAAAGTACATAAAGTACGAACTAACAAAAGACGATTTATTTAAGCATCAGCATTACATTATTATCACAAGAAGTGGTATAGAAAAAATTCAAGCAATAGAAAACATTACTATTGATTATGAAGTTATCAAATGCGAAAAAGATTTTTGTGTAGTTAAAGCAAATGCTACTATAATGGCTCAAGGTTCAACACAACCTACAATACAAACTTTTGGTTCAGCAATTAAAGGAGATTTTAAAAATGGTACAACCAATAGTTGGTATGTAATGGAGATGGCAGAGAAAAGAGCAATGTCTAGAGCAGTATTAAAGCTAACAGGCTTCTATGAATTAGGAGTATTTGGCGAAGATGAAGCAGAAGATTTTAAAAAAAATAATAACTAAAAACAATAAATAAAATGAGCTTAACAATTAACGGAACAATCAAAAAGATTTTAGAACTAGAACAAGGAACTTCTAAGTCTGGAAAAGAATGGCAGAAGCAAAATGTAATAATAGAACAAAATGTAGATAGAGATTGGAATAAAGATGTCAGTATAAGTGCTTTTGGCATAGATAAAATCAACCAATTAAATAAATTTAGTGAAGGAGATACAATAGATGTTCTTTGTAATGTTTATTCTAGAGAATATAATGGAAAATATTATACAAGTTTAGATGGATATTGGTTTGCTAATAAAAATGCAGAAGTACATACAACAACTAAAACTGAAGATGATGACCTCCCTTTCTAAAATACAACAAGAACAAGATTTTAAGAATCTATGCAAATTAACTACTAATCTATTAGAGTTACCTGAAGGAGTATTATCTTCTAAAAGTAGAAAACAAGAGTTGCAAACACCTAGAACAGTAGTAAGCGTTGTTGCTAGAATGATTAATGAAACACATCAAACTGTAATAGCTAAAGAATTAAATAGAGATAGAAGTTTAGTTTATCATTATGAAAAAATGCATCAATCTAACTATAGAACATTTCCTGAGTATAGAGAAATATTTAATAAAATTTATAATGCTTATATAGATATACAAGGAGCAAAAAGAACTTTTATAGATATGTATCATTTAAGAGAACATTTAAGACAAAATGGAGTTAAACATAGTTCTACTTGTCAAACAACTATTAGAATTACTTCAGGAGAAGTAGGTGTAGATATAAAACTTTCATATAGGGATTTTTCCGACCAATTAGAATTAATTAATTTAGCCCTCAGAGATTGTAAATATAATTTAGAAATTTTATGAAAGAAAAACCAAACTATTATGCAGTTATTCCAGCTAATGTAAGATATGCAAAAAATTTAACACCTAATGCAAAATTACTATATGCTGAAATAACTGCTTTATGTAATATGAATGGTAAGTGTACTGCATCAACTCAATATTTTTGTAGTTTATATGAAGTAAGTAGAATATCAATTCAAAAATGGTTAAAAATATTAGAAGATAATAATCATATTAAGCGTGTTAATATATATAAACAGGGTAGTAAAGAAATAGAAACAAGGGTAATTACTTTGGTTAACAGCTCTAGTAAAGAAAAGTTTACAGATAATACTAATATAAATATAACTAATACTAATAATACTTATAGTAATAAGAAAGTTATCTTTAAAAAACCTAAATTAGAAGAAATTAAAAATTATTGTATTTTAAGAAAAAATAATATAGACGCAGAAGCTTTTTTTAGTTTTTATGAAAGTAAAGATTGGATGATAGGCAAAAATAAAATGAAAAATTGGAAACAAGCAATTGTTACTTGGGAAAAAAGAGAAAATAAAAAACCAACAATGTCAAGACTAGATGCACAATTAAGTCAATATGAACAAGCAAAAAAATTATTATGAATATAAATAATGGAGAAATAGTATATTGTAATTTAGAAGTTGAATACAAAAGAAATAATAGAACTTATAATAAAAAATTTAATCAATTTGTATTTGCTAAACAATATAATGATACTGACTTTCCAAATATAGATGTTATCAAATATTCTATGTTTATAAATAAAATAGATAGAAAAAATGCACAACATATATCTAATGTAAAAATTGTAAATTTGGATATATTAGTAAGAACAGGATATATACATAAATATGAAAACACTCAATACTGAAAATTTAGAAGAATTAACTAAAAAAGTTTTAGATTTAATAGCACTAACTTCTATAGAAATAGGACACAGAACTGATGCTAAGACTTTAGCTAGTTTAAGTAAAATATTTGCAACAGATTTAATACAAGAAAGAAGATTTGGAAATATGACTTTTAATCAAATAAAAGATGCTTTTAGATTAGGAGTAAGATTTGGGAAAGATGAACCATTTTTAAATATTAGAACTTTCTACAAATGGACTTATGCCCATAAAAAAACAATAGATGATGCAACTTATCAGACAGAAACTTTAAAAATAAAAAATGTACCTTATTATCAACAACCAAAAAAATTATTAAAATGAAAAAAGAAGAAAGTAAAATTCCGAAAGAAATAGAAATAATGTTAGATGCTCAAAGATGGTGTCATGAAAACGATATTGAACATTATACTAAAGAATGGATAAGATTATTTATAGTTATTAGACAAAATAATGAAATATATGAATTAGAATTATCACAAACAGAAATAGAATTAAGAGCTAAAGAATATAAAAACAAAATAAAATGAAGATATTAATAACCATTTATTTAGTACTTATTTTATTATGTATATTAGAAGCATATTTTTGTACTAAATTTAAAGATGAACTATAAACTATAAGAAATGAAAAAAATAACTATTCAAGAAAACCAAGTAAAAAGTCAATCAGATGCTATATTATGGCATTTAAAAACTTATGGTAGTATAACAAGTTATCAAGCTATAAAAGAATATGGAGCAACTAGATTATCAGCAATTATATTTAATCATAGAAAAGAAGGTTATGATATAGATAGTATTCCTTTAATTAAAAAAACTAGATTTGGAAAAAATACTACAATAGCTAAATATATTTATACTGCACCACCTCAAGAATTTATACAAGAAATGCTTTGGCAAAATCAATAAGTAAACTTAAAAAAGAATTAGATAAGTGGTTTAGTCTATATATTAGACTTAGAGAATCAGAAAATGGTTTAGTACAATGTTTCACTTGTGGATGCGTTAAACCATATAATAGAGGAATGCAAAATGGCCATTTCCAATCTCGTCGTTTTATGGCAACTCGGTATGATGAAGAAAATTGCCAGCCCCAATGTGTCGGTTGTAATATGTTTAAATCTGGGGAACAATTTAAGTTTGCTCTTGCTCTAGATGGTAAATATGGAGAAGGAACAGCAGAAGAATTACAATTTTTAGCTCAAACAATTGTTAAATTTACTAGAGTAGATTATGAAGAAAAAATAAGTTATTACAAAAATGCTGTTAATAACTTAAAAAAAGATAAAGGAATAGAGTAACTTTTTTATTACCTTTGGCGTATGATAGTTCCAATATATGCTAACGAAGAACACAGACAAGCAGTAGATAAGTATGTATTAATGTGTACAGAGTTTGCAAAAGAAGTAAGCACAAAGTCAAGATACGATAATTATTTAGAAGTATTAGAAATAGTCTTGGAATATCATAATAATTATGGTAAAGGATTAAAAGAAAATAATTATTGGGATTGGTTAATGATTATACCTATCAATCTATCTGTTATGACAAATGGATTTTTTGCAGGCATAGAAACAAAGAATAATGGTGCTAAAGTAAGAGCTTATAGAGTTGTTTTAGCTGATATGTTAGCAGAATTAGTAGAGAAAATTGAAACCTTAGAACCTATAAATGACTGATATTTACTGTGAAATATCAAAGCTATCAGATAAGTTTAAAAAAATGACTTATGGCTTGACCACAGATAAGAATGAAATAGACGAGGTAGTACAAGAATTAATGTTTTATTTTCTTAGCATGAATCCATCAGTATTAAAAAAAATATGGATTAAAGATGGCGAGAAAGGGATTATCAGATATGGTGCAGTATATATTAGAAGAGCTTTAACTTGTAAAAATAATGCGTACTATTATAAATATAGAAAATATTATACTCATATTGACAGCTCTATTTATAGTGGTGGCTGTACTTATAGTGATGATAATAAATACTTTGATACTAATATTAATAAGACTATACAGAATATTCCTAATGAAGAAATAGATAATAGATGGCAAAAATTAGAACTTATAGACCATACTTTAGATAAGAATTTTAATTGGTACGACCAAAAGATTTTTGAGTTGTATTATTATGAAGGTAATACACTAGATTCACTCGCTGAGAAAACAAAGATAAGTAGAAATAGTTTGTTTAGTACGATAGACAAAGTAAGGGAGTTATTAAAAAAGAAGTTGAATGAAGAAAGCTAAAAGTAAACAGAAGATATATAATCCAGATAAAAAGAATTCATTTTTTATGCAGTTTGGTTTTGAGCAACCTATGCCTATTAAATATAAAACTAAAAGATTATGAAGTTCTTTGTCAAAGAAGAAGTATATCAAGATAGGATAAATATATGTAAAGAATGTGTTTATTATTTTAAACCTACAGGAAATTGCAAAATTTGTAAATGTTTTATGAAAATTAAAGCAAGACTAGCACCTCTTGCTTGTCCTCAGAAGTATTGGGATAAAACAACTGAGATAGAAACTCCTGAAGATTTACCTCAAGATATAATAGATGAAATAACAAACCTTTGGCCAGACTTAAAAACAGGAAGGGCAAAAGATGTAGCAGCAAAAAAGAAAATGATAGAGATATACAATATAATACATAATACTAATTATAATACAGGAACTAATTGTGGTTCTTGTATTGCAGCTTGTTATGATGGAATAAAAAAACTATATAAAAAATACAATGGATACTAAAAGAACTTATAAAGGAATAAAAAATATACTAAGGTATCATATTAAAAATAATGTTAGAAGCCTTTGGACTTATGAAGATGATAATTTTACAAGCGTGTATGAAAATTATGATGGAGATGCTAGAATATATACACCTCAGCAGCTGCTTAAATTGATAGATAAGCTATGAATGTTGTATTTATAGCAATAGTAATTTTTGCAATAGCATTAACAATATGCTTAACAATAGTAGAAAGTAAAAGGCGTAAATACGAAAACAATAAATTAAAAAATAATATAAAAAACTTTGACAATGCCAATAGATTATAAAGTAGATACAGAACCTCATTACTATAGAGGCAAAATACATAAATACTCAGCTAAGAATATAGTAGATGATTTTGACTTAACTCCTTGGACTGCTCAGGCAGTACAGTATATATTAAGAGCAGGTAAAAAAGAAGGTAATTCTATGGCTCAAGATATAAGAAAAGCTATTAATGTTTTACACTTTGAATTAGATAAGTTGCACGAAGAAGACAAAACAAAAACAGGAGGATTAGCAAAATGACTTTATATACTTGTGAATGTGGTAAAGAACGAGAGCTACCTAAAGCTACAATCGTTTTAAGAGAAGGAAAATGGGTAGCAAAGGAAGGGCTTTGTGAGTGTGGTAAGTATATGGATAGTGAGCCTGAAGAAGGTATACCTACTTTAAGGAGAACAGAACCATCATTAAGTAAGAATAGAGATAAATTATGGACAGGAGCAAAAGAAAAGCTAGTAGGAGAAAGAGGTATAAATGAAGACTTTAAATAAATAAAACAAATTTACATTATATTATATGAAACAGCAAGTTAAAATTAGTCAAGTAAAAAGAAATCCAAATAATCCTAGAATTATTAAAAATGATAAGTTTAAAAAATTAGTTAAGTCTATTCAAGAATTTCCTGAAATGTTAAAGCTTAGACCTATTGTAGTTGATGAAGATATGATAGTGCTTGGTGGAAATATGCGACTTAAAGCAAGTAAAGATGCTGGTCTAAAAGAAGTATGGATAGAAATAGCGGAAGGATTAACAGAAGAACAAAAAAAAGAATTTATAGTAAAAGACAATGTAGGATTCGGAGAATGGGAATGGGATATATTAGCTAATGAATGGGATAGCGTACAATTAGCAGAATGGGGATTAGATGTCTGGCAAAATGAAGATGATGAGCAAAATAATGATGTAAATGACATATCAGATAATATATCTGAAGAATATAGAGTTGAAATAGAATTAACATCAGAAAGAGAACAAGAGCAAGTATTTAATGAATTAACTAAAAAAGGATACAAATGCCGAATTTTGACATTCTAAGAGAAAGTAAACCAAATAAAACTTTCAGGGTTTCATCTGTTATGGGTAAATTTGATTTACAAACTGAACATATTAAAGAACATTTTCAAGGAAGTATAGATATGCCAAATAATTGGCAAATTGGTTTGATTGTTGGCAATAGTGGAACAGGTAAAACAACAATAGCAAAAGAATTATTTAAAGATGCTTATGTTACTAATTTTGACTATAAAGCAGAAACAATTTTAGATGATATGCCTGAAACAGCTTCAGTAGATGATATAACTAAAATTTTTAATAGTGTTGGATTCAGTTCTCCACCAAGTTGGTTGAAGCCTTATTCAGTATTATCAAATGGTCAAAAAATGAGAGTTGATTTAGCAAATGCCCTTTTAAAAGAAGATGACTTAATAGTGTTTGATGAGTTTACATCAGTAGTTGATAGAAATGTAGCTAAAATAGGTTCTTATGCAATGCAAAAAGCAATAAGAAAGTCAGACAAGCAATTTATAGCAGTAACTTGTCATCATGATGTCCAAGATTGGTTATTACCAGATTGGGTCTTTAATACAGATAGTATGACCTTTCAAATACTTGAAGGGCAAAAAAAAAATAGACCAAAAGTTAAATTTGAAATATTCAAAACAAGAGATAAGTCAGTTTGGAGAATATTTGCTAAACACCACTATTTGAGTCATAGTCATAATAATGCAGCACATACTTATGTAGCTTATGTTAATGAACAGATAGCAGGATTTATAAGCATATTACATTTACCTAATAAAAAACCTAATTTAAAAAAAGTGCATAGATTAGTAATATTACCAGACTATCAAGGAATAGGAATAGGAGGAAGATTGTTAGACTTTATAGCAAAGAAATATACAGACGATAAATTTGTAATGGGAATAACAACATCAGCACCAAGTTTAATATTTTCACTTAAAAGACATAAAGATTGGAAATGTTATTTTTTTGGAAGAAATACAGGCAAACAAAAAATGGTAGGATTTAATAAAACAAGTACTAAAAATAGAATAACCGCAGCATTTAGATATATACAAAATGGAACAAAATAGAACACAAATCGCAAAAGACAGAATGATAAAAGCACTAGAGTCAAGTCTAGGAGTAGTAACAACTGCATTAAAAACAACTAATCTGTCAAGAACTAATTATTATAGATGGCTTAAAGAAGACGAAGAATTTGCGCAAAAAGTAAAAGAAGTTGAAGTAATTGCAAAAGATTTTATTAAGTCAAAATATTATGAATGTATAAAAGATAAAGTACCTTCAGTAGTTTTACATGGTGCAAAAACTCAATTAGGTTGGAATGAAACTAATAAAATAGATGTAACATCAGGAAATGAGCCTATACATACTCCACTAATAACATTCTACAAAACTGAGACTGAATCATAAATACAATCCTTTATTTGAATCTGATGCTCGTTATTTTATTATAACAGGAGGTCGTGGTTCTGGTAAGTCATTTGCTGTTACAGTATTTTTAACTTTATTGACAATGGTAAAAGGGATTAGAGTTTTGTTTACTAGATATACAATGGTATCTGCTCATTTGTCTATTATACCTGAATTTTTACAAAAGATAGGTTTGCTTGGATATAATGATAATGTATTTTATGTAAATAAAGCAGAAGTAATAAATACACAAAGCAAAAGTGATATTCTATTTAGAGGTATAAAAACATCAGCAGGAAATCAAACTGCGAGTTTAAAATCATTACAAGGAATAAGTTGTTGGGTATTAGATGAAGCTGAAGAACTTATAGATGAAAATACTTTTGATACTATTGACCTTAGTATTAGAGAAAAAAATATTCAAAATAGAGTTATACTCATATTAAACCCAGTAACTAAAGAACATTGGATATATAATAGATTTTTTGAAAGCAAAGGCGTAGAAGGTGGTTTTAATGGTGTTAAAGACAATGTATGTTATATACATAGTACATATCTAGATAATATAGAAAACCTCTCACAAAGCTTCTTAGAGCGTATAAAAACTATAAAACATAACAACTTTAAAAAGTATAGCCATAAAATTCTTGGAGGGTGGTTAGATAAAGCTGAGGGGGTTGTATTTGAAAATTGGAGTATAGGAGAATTTAATCCTGATGGATTGCAGACTTCTTGTGGAATGGATTTTGGATTTTCAATAGACCCTGATTCATTAACAGAAGTAGCTATTGATAAAAAGAAAATGAAGATATATTTAAAAGAACATATCTATCAAAATGGTTTAAAATCTCATGAATTAGCAAAGATAATATTAGATAAAATAGGAAATATGCTTATTATCGCAGATAGTGCAGAACCTAGACTAATTGCAGACTTAAAGCATTTAGGAGTTAATATAAGACCTGTAAAAAAAGGAACTATTGAAAGTGGAGTAACAAGAATGCAAGATTTCCATTTAGTTATATCTCCTGAATCAACTAATATAGCTAAAGAATTGAATAACTATATTTATGCAGATAAGGGTTCAAAATTATATGTAGATTCATTTAACCATGCAATAGATGGAGTGCGTTATAATATTATATATCACTTAGATAATCCTAATGCAGGTAGGTATTTTGTGCAATAGAAAAGGGGCGTCATAATGACAACCCCCTTAAAGAAATGGAAACTAAATAGAAATGAGGGGCGAATATACAAAACTTTAAACTAAATACTAACTTTTTACATTATATATTATGAAGGTCAAAATAAACAAAGACAAAAAAACTAAAACTTACAAAGTAATTGAGAGTTGGTCAGATGTTACTTTAGAGAGTTGGTTAAGATTGATAGATTTTAACAAAGAAGGAAAAAGCAAAGAAGCTTTAAATACAATTGCTGAATTATCTAATATACCTAAAAAACTAATTAATGTTTTGAGTATAAAAGATATTGCGATTATTATGGGAGAAATATCAAGAATACAAAGTAAAGAAAATACAGAATTAAAAAAGATTATAAAAGTAGAAGGAATTGAATATGGTTTCCATCCTGATTTAGATGAAATTACTTTAGGAGAATATGCAGATATAGAAACATTTGTAAAATTAGGAATTGACAAGCATTTGCCTGAATTAATGGCAATCCTTTTTAGACCTGTTGTAGAAAAGAAAAACGATATATATGTAATAGAAGCTTACGATGGCAAAATTAAAATAAGGGCAGAGATAATGAAGAAGATGCCTGCTGAACAAGTTCAAGCTGCTCTGGTTTTTTTTTGGAGTTTCGTAAACGCATTGTTAAAGACTTTGCCATTGTGTTTGACGGAACAGATGAAGGAAACGAAAACGCAATTGCATCAGAAAGCTTCGCAGAAAAGTGGGGTTGGTTTGGTGTAATGCACAGGCTCTGTAATCAAGAGCTAAGTAAGTTAGAAAGTATAACAAATTTGAGTTTATTGGAGTGCCTAACTTGGTTAAGTTATGAAACAGA